GCAGCCGGATGTACCGTCGTTACCACCCGCAACAAATACACCTACTCAGGATGCGTTGTCAGCGCGGGCGGTGCTGCAACTATCGCGTCATACGGCGGCTCTGCCGCCGGTAACAGCACGACTGGTATCTTTGCACTGGGGTTTAACAATTGCTTTGCCCGCACCACCACACGCGACAAGTACACCTACACAGGCGATGTCGTCAGCGCAGGTGGCGCAGCCACTGTCGCTTCGGCAGTCGGCTCAGCCGCATCCAACGGCACAACCGGCGTGAACATGTAAGGAGACCCCATGATCGAACAGCTCATCAGCCGGGTCTTCTACGCCCGCAACCTCGCCCACTACGAGCACTGGCGCACGAAGAGCTACGCCCAGCACAAGGCGCTGGGCAAGTTCTACGACGAGATCATCGAGGCGATTGACGCGCTGGTCGAGGCGTATCAGGGCCTCAACGGCCTGATCGGCAGCATCCCCTCGCCGACCGACACCAAGGGCGACAGCCTCAATATCCTCAAGGCAGACGCCGCGTGGATTGAGGAGCATCACGACGAGGTGTCGATGGGCAACCGCGCCGTGGGTAACTTGCTCGACAACGTCACCGCCGTTTACCTCACGACGATCTACAAGCTGGAAAACCTCAAGTGAGTGACGACATCAACCTCCGTCTGACGACGCACGAGGCTGTCTGCGCCGAACGCTGGCGCGAGACGATCCTGCGGATCAAGCGTCTCGAGGCGGTCATGGTGGCTTGCGCGGGCGGCATCATCGCGCTGCTGGCGACCATTGCCTTCAAGGTGACCTGACATGAGCTTCTGGGACCGCTTAGAGAGCAGCCGCGACGGCATCGAGGACACGGTCGAGTTCACGATCCGCACGGCCGTGGTCACGCTGGCCTGCGTCGTGCTGGTCGTCGTGGTCGCGCTGGTCGTCGGCCTGTTCGCGCCTAACAACGTGGTGGACAGCGACAAGGTCTTCGAGATCGTCGGCCCCGCCTTCAACATGGTCATCGGTGCCTTCGTCGGCCTGCTGGGCGGCCTGAGCCTCAACGCCAACGCGCGTGACAAGAAGCCGGAAGAGCCCACCGAGCCTGAGCCGCTGCCCGCGCCTGAGCCTATGGCTGCGCCCGCACCAGAGCCTGAGCCGGCCCCCGAGGCCGATGACGACATGGCACCGTGGGAGAAGTACCGCAACGACCTGCGCTACGACGCCAACGGCGACGGCGTGGTGGACGAGAACGACTTCCCCGACTGGCGTAACCCGAGGGCGTAATGGCTGGGAACCTTTCTACCGTTGAACTGATCGGCCAGCTTTGGCCGATTGTTCTGGCGTTCATCTCTTTGACCATCATCCTTGCCAAGATGGACGTGCGCCTCGGCGTGGTCGAGGAGAAGATCAAGACGCTCTTCGATCTCTGGAACAAGAAATGAGCCTCGCGAACCTTCAGCAGAAGATTGGCGTCACGGCTGACGGAGCCTTCGGCCCCGGCACGTTCAAGGCTGCGGCCGCCTACTACAAGCTGTCGCCCACCCGCGCCGCGCACTTCTTCGCCCAGACGGCGCACGAGACCGGCAACTTCACGGCGTTCAGTGAGAACCTGAACTACGGCGCAAAGGGCCTGCGCGGCATCTTCGGCAAGTACTTCCCGACGGACGCTCTTGCCAAGGCCTACGAGCGCCAGCCCAACAAGATCGCCAACCGCGTCTACGGCGGCCGCATGGGCAACGGCGTTGAGGCGTCCGGCGACGGCTGGAAGTACCGTGGACGCGGCGCGCTGCAGCTCACGGGCAAGGCGAACTATCAGGCGTTCTCGGACTACATTGACCGCCCGGACGTGATGGACAGCCCGAACCTCGTGGCCAGTGAGCTGTGCTTCGAGAGCGCCCTGTGGTTCTTCGACAAGAACAAGCTCTGGGGCATCTGCGACCAAGGCATCAACGATGCCGCCATCCTCGCCCTGACGAAGCGCATCAACGGCGGCACGCACGGTCTTGAGGACCGCAAGCAGAAGACGAAGAAGTTCGCCGGGTGGCTGTCATGAACGTCAACTGGGGGGATGTTCTAAAGGGTGCAGTGCCCATCCTGATCGCCTGCATCGCGTGGCTGCTGGGACAGGTGAACACCTTCGAGACCCGGCTGACCAAGATCGAGACGTCCATGCCTGTCCTCATCACGCCAGACGGCGTACCCACGGACAGCCCGCTTTCGGCTCGGGAAAGAGCGGCGTTGCGCGAACATCTTACGGGCGAAATCAATGACTTAAAGGTGCGCGTTGGCGTCATCGAGAGCAAGTCGAAATAATAAGGAGAGTGACATGAACCTGAAGAACCTCATCAAGTCGGTCGTCGTCAAGGAAGCGACGAACAAAATCCTCCCTATGGGCACCGATGTAACTAAGCCCAAGCTCGGCTGGAAGGCTAAGCTGGCTGGTATCCTCGCCACCATCGCAGCGATTGCCGCTGCCGGTGCTGAATTTCTCGGCGGCTAAGCCCTAATAAATGTTCGGCTTTTCCCCTTTGCTGGCCATCGCCGGCCTCGTGTTTGAGTATCTATCCTGACCGTGGCGTTTTGCCCAAAACTGATGTAGGATGAGCGTATGGCAACGGTCATGACCTTCACGACGCTCCAAGAGGACGTGCGGCGCTACCTTGAGCGCGGCGCGACCTACGCCTCTGACCCCGTCGTCTACGAGCAAATCCCGCGCCTGATCAACCTCGCCGAGCGGCGGATTTCCCGCGAACTCAAAATCCAAGGCTTCATCAACGTCGTGACCGGCACGCTCGTCGTCGGGCAGTCCGTCTACAGCAAGCCCGACCGCTGGCGCGACACGGTCAGCATCAACATCGGCACGGGCGCTAACAGCAACAGCCGCAATGTGCTCTACGCCCGCGCCTACGAGTATCTGCTGAGCTACTGGCCAGACCGCTCGCAGACCGACGAGCCGCTCTTCTACGCCGACTACGACTACAGCCACTGGCTGCTCGCCCCGACGCCGGACGCCGAGTACCCCTTCGAAATCCTGTACTACGAGCTGCCGCCGCTGCTCGATGACGTGGTCCAGACCAACTGGCTGACGGAGTACGCGCCGCAGCTCCTGCTGTACGCCACGCTCCTTGAGGCGACGCCGTTCCTCAAGAACGACGAGCGCATCAACGTCTGGCAGAGCATGTACGACCGCGCGGCCGCCATGCTCAACGGCGAAGACCTGAACAAAATTCTGGATCGCTCTGCGGTTCGCAAGGAGGCGTAATGACCAACACCTATACGCAGGTCTTCGGCGGCACGACGATCTACCCGTCGGATGTCTCCTACCTGTCCCTGACGCTCTCCGCCGACACCAGCCTTGAGTGGCCGCTTGAGAGCAACGCGAACGAGAACCCCGCCGCGCGCATCATCGACGTGACGCCGACTGGCGTCTACTCGATCATCATGCCGCCGGCCGATCAGACGGGCACCGGCCAGACGATCCTGTTCAACAACCTCGGGCCGCAGTCCGTCACCGTCAAGAACAGCGCGGGCGCGACGCTCCTGTCGATGGCGCAGGGCGAGCAGTGGCAGATTTACCTGATCGACAACACCACCGCCGCAGGTGTCTGGCGCGTCTTCCGCTACGGCGCGGCGACGGCTCAGGCGCAGGCCTCGGCGCTGGCCGGCTCCGGCCTGACCGCCACCGGCTCGACGCTCTCGCAGTCCACGCCCGTCACGCTCTTCGGCGCGAACTACACGGCCGGCAGCTCTGACCGCGCCAAGGCCTACGTCTGGACAGGCGGTCTGGGTACTTTCACTCTGCCGTCGGCCGCGAGCGTCCTGAACGACTGGTTCGTCTCCCTCCGCAACGAGGGCACGGGCAACTGCGTCGTCACCCCGCAGGGTGCCGAGACCGTCAACAGCGCCGCCTCCCTGACGCTCGCGCCGGGCGACAGCGTCACGCTGATCACGGACGGCGCGAACTGGTTTACGCTGGGCCTCGGCCAGAACGCCGTGTTTGCCTTCGACTTCACGTCCATCAACCTCGGCGGCCTGAGCGGCAACTACACGCTGAGCGGCGCGGAACTGAACCGCATCGCCTACCAGTTCACGGGCGCGATCACGGGCAACATCGAGATCGTCGTGCCCAAGACGACCCAGCAATACTGGGTCTACAACAACACAACGGGCGGCTCGTTCACCCTGCGCGTTCGGACCAGCACCCAGTCGCCGGGTGTGCTGGTGACACGCGGCAGTCGCGCCATTCTGTACTGCGACGGCGCGAACGTGGTGGACGCCGAGACGGGCGGCATCGCCACGCCGGTTGCCATCGCCGACGGCGGCACGGGCGCGACGACCGCAGGCGCGGCGCTGATCAATCTGGGCGGCACGACGGTCGGCATCGCCGTCTTCACGGCCGTCGATCAGGCGGCGGCGCAGTCGGCCATTGGCGTCACCAGCGGCGGCGGTGACACTGCGGCCATCGTCTTTGCGGTGGCGCTGGGGTAATGGCCGAGAAGATTGTCCAGATCAAATCCCTGCCCGGCATCAAGCGGGACGGGACGAAGTTTGAGGGCGACCAGTACGTCGATGGACAGTGGGTGCGCTTTCAGCGCGGCCTGCCACGCAAGATGGGCGGCTACCGCTCGATCAGTAAATACCTGCGCGAGGTCAGCCGCGCCCTGCACGAGTACACGCAGGACAGCCTGACCTACGTCCACAGCGGCTCGGCCAACTTCGTCGAGCGCTTCTACATCGACAGTGGCTTCAATACGTCGGTCATCACCAACCGCACGCCGTTGACGCTGGCGCAGGACGACGGCAACATGTGGCAGTTCGACGTGGACACGGCCGTGGGCCTCGGCGGCATCCAGCTTGTCGCGCAGGTCGCGCCGAACCTCGGCTGCATCTGCAACAACAGCGGCGGCCAGCTCTTCTACGGCAACCTCCTCGGCACTGCGCCCCTGCAGGAAGTCACCAACTTGCCGACCGGCTACAGCCTGACGGGTGGCGTCCTTGCCCTGCATCCTTACACCGTCGCCTTCGGCAACAACGGCTACATCATGTGGTCCGTGCCGGGTGACCCGACGAACTTCACGGGCGTCGGATCGGGCGCGGCCAACATCACCGGGCAGAAGCTCGTGCGCGGCATGCCCCTGCGCGGCGGCCCCGGCAACTCGCCCTCGGGGCTGCTGTGGTCCGCAGACAGCGTCCTGCGCGCCTCGTTCGTGGGCGGCGCGGCCGTCTTCCAGTTCGACACGATCAGCGCCCAGACATCCATCCTCGGGTCGAACACGGTCATCGAGTACGACGGCATCTTCTACTGGATTGGCACCGACCGCTTCCTGATGTTCAACGGCGTTGTTCGCGAGATCGAGAACAACATGAACCTGAACTACTTCTTCGACGGGCTCAACATGGAGTACCGCCAGAAGGTGTTCGCCGTGAAGATACCGCGCTACGGCGAAATCTGGTGGTGCTACCCGCGCGGTGACGCCATTGAGCCGTCGCACGCCATCATCTACAATGTGCGCGAGAACACTTGGTACGATTGCGAGCTGCCCAACGGCGGCCGCAGCGCGGGCGCGTTTGCGTCGATCTTCCCGCAGCCTCTGATGACTGGCGTCGTGCCGTCCGTCGGGGTGGAGAACATCCGCGTGACTGAGGCAAACGATGTTCGCATCACGCAGGACGACAACGTGCGCGTCACGGAGGACAGCGAGATCGATCAGTACCGCCTGTGGGTCCACGAGGTGGGCACTGACGAGATCGACGGCATCGACCTGCAGCCGGTCTTCTCCTTCTTCGAGACGGGCGACCTGTCGCTGCCGGTCATGAGCCAAGAGAACAAGGCGCTGCAGGTGCTGATGCTTGAGCCGGACTTCGTGCAGAGCGGCGACCTGACAGTGCAGGTGACCGGCCGCGCGAACGCCCGCTCGCCGGAGGTCTCCACCGAGGAGCACATCATCTACGAGACGCCGCCCACGCCGCAGGATCAGGTCATCTACTTTAAGACGCAGCGGCGCGAGCTGCGCTTCCGGTTTGCGTCGAACGCCATCGGCGGCGACTACCAAATGGGCTTGGTGCTGGCGCACGTCCAGCCCGGTGATGGCACGGTCATCGGATGATCGACCCACGCGGCATGGCTTTACGGGACTGGGCAGATAGCGTTATACTGTCCAACGGTGACGCTTGGTCCTTCGGCAGGCTGGAGGACGAGGCTCGGTGGCAGGATTGGGCCGCAGGTTTTGTACGCGCGCAACCTTTTGTGCAGCGCAACCCGCCAAACCCATATCAGTTCGATGATTGGCGCGAGTGGGCTATGCGTGCTTACCCGATGCTTGAGGGACAAGGCTGATGGCTAACGGCGTAAACGATCTGACGGGCGGCCTTCCCGCTGTGGCGCAGCCGACGGGCGGCTTGAGTGCCGCGCTTACACCAGAGCAGATTGCGGAGCTGCAGGCCAGCGCTGCGTTGATGCAGCAGCGCATTCAGGCGGCGTCTGATCCCAACCGCAACGCCGCCTTCGACAAGTATGTTGCCGATCAGGCCGCGAAGGGCGTTGAGGTCGCTTCAACCTATACTGGCGGTGGCGGCCCGCTCGGCAGTGGCGGCGTATTAGGTGTAACCGATTTTGCTCCGGCTTTTGATCCTGCAAGGCCGGGAGGCACTACGGGTCAGGTAGTTCGTTTCGACCCGGAGCGAATGAATGCGCCGGTCGTTTTTCAGCCCGGCCAACAGTATGTGCTGACCGACGCCTCTGGCGAGAATGTCATAGGCCGCGCTTCTTCGGTGGAGGAGCTACAGAAGCTCGCTGCCGCTAAAGAAAGTATGCCCTACGGTTTTCAGTTGTACCGTGCGGACGAGCAGGGCCAGTATCAACCCGGCACGCAGCTTTTCGGCGAGACAGACCCGCGTACTAAAGGGTTGATGGGGGCTTTGGTAAATTATGGATTACCAATTGCAGCCGGCATTGCTACTGGAGGGCTCAGTTTTCTACCTGCAGTAGCGGCCTCTGCCGCCGCGTCAGGTGCCTCCAAACTGATGACCGGATACACGCCAGAAGACGCAGCAAAATCCGCAGCGATTGCTGCTGCTACAAGAGGCGTGTTAAAAGGCACTGGCCTTGAAGACAGCCTTGGTACTCTCTTATCAGCAAAAGGCTCTGCTGCAGGAAACGTAGTGGGTAACGCCGTAAACCCCGGTTTCTACGTTCCCGGAACCGTTATTCCAAAGTTTGTGGCCCCCACGCTTTCCGGTCTGGGCGGCACGTTTGGCAGTCTTGCGGCCGCACCTGTGGCAGGAGAAATCCTTGTCCAAGGTACGCGCAATGTCGTCAACCCTGCGTTGACTTCCGCAATCACCGGCGGTTTGAGCACCCTTACCCCCGCCGTATTCGACCCCGGCAGCATCCCGCAGTTTCAATCTCCTGACGTGAGCAACGCAGAAACCCAGCTGGGTGACGACGAGCTGGTCGTAACCGGCAACCGTATCCGCATTACGCCTCCCGATGCGACGCTGCCTATTGTCCCGTTTGATCCGTCTGTTATCCCTCGGGTTGATGTCCCACGGGTGGAGCCACCTACGGTTGACGCCGAAAGCGATGACGACGAGCTGGTCGTCACTGGCGATCGTATCCGCATTACGCCTCCCGGTACGACGCTGCCTATCATCCCGTTTGATCCGTCTGTTATTCCTCAGACTAACGTTCCGCGAGTTGAGCCTCCGCCGACTGACGCCGAAAGCGATGACGACGAAATTGTCGTCACCGGCAAGAAAGTGCCGCCGCCGGTGCTCCCGCCAACTACGATCACGTTCCCCGACGCGCCGTTTTACGTTCCGCCGACTATAATCCCACCACAGCCGCCGCCGCCCACCGTCGATAACACTAAGCCTAAGGACACCCTCGACAAGATCGCAGATGTCGCGACAATCGCTGGCCTCGTTATTCCCGCTATCGGTGCCCTTGCGGGTGATGGCAAGGGTGGCGGTACCGGCACATACATACCGGGCGGGGGCTCGTTCGATCCAATCTTCTCGGCCAAGCTGCCCACGCCCGGCGAGGGCGGGGCGTTTACAGTCGGTGGCCTCGGCCCCGCAACTGGTCCGAACCCGCTGGCCGTGCGTCCCACTGCGGACTGGTATCGCTACGCCATGGGCCCAGCGATGGACATGCCGGCTGGTGTAGACCTGAGCGCCGCCACGTCGCCCTACGCGGGCTTCGGCCCCGGCACGCTGGGCCTCGAGGCGTTTAACCGCGTCACGGGACGCGCAGGCTCTGAAGTCGCGCCGCGTCCCACTGGCGACCTGCCCAGCCGGAGGGTTGGCGAAACGACGGTCGTTGACGGCGACACCTATGTGTGGGGCGGAAACCAGAACGGTTGGCAGCGCCAGTACAAAGACCCGGCCACTGGCGATACCAAACTTTTCAGCGGCGCAACGAACGTAACTTCGCTCGCAGATATGCTGGCGTCCGGTATGGCCACTCAGCGGCCTGCAAATCAGCCGTATTTTAAGCAGAACCTGACGAATATCCCCGACTGGGCTAACACCTATCGCAACTGGCAAACTGCAATGAGGGGCGCGGGTGTTCCAGAGGCCGAGCGCTTTGCCGCAGAGCGCGAGTTTATGACCGCCCTCGAGCAGAGGCCCTTCGGAAACGCGAAAGAGCTTTTCGACTTTGCTCGCGGCCTGCTTGACCGCAGCAGGCGGCCAAAGGCAGCCGCGCGCGGCGGCCCGATGGGCTACGCGCGCGGCTCGTCTCGCGATAGCTTCGCCGTGGAAGGCCCCGGCACGGGGCGCAGCGACGACATTCCGGCGGTGCTTTCGGACGGCGAATATGTTATCGACGCCGAGACGGTCGCGCTGCTCGGCGACGGGTCTTCACGCGCAGGCGCGAAGAAACTCGACGAGCTGCGGGTCAAGGTCCGCAAACATAAGGGCAAGAACTTGGCGAAGGGTAAGTTCAGCGTCAACGCGAAACACCCCGAGGCGTACATGCGCGGAGGACGTATCTAATGGCCGACACCACATCCTTTATGGCCGAGGGCAAGGCCATCCCGGCCGGCTCCGCACTGACGGACATCACCAAGCAGACGGTGCTGCCTGACTGGTACTCCAAGAATGCGATGGACATCCTCGCCAACCAGAGGGCCGTTGCCGCGCGTCCGTTCCAAGAGTACGTGGACGCCTCGGGCAAGGCGATCCCGCGCGTTGCGGACTTTGCACCGGACCAGCAGGCGGGCTTCCAAGCCACCCGCGACGGCGCGTTCAGCTTCCGGCCTGAGCTTGGCACCGCCTCGACCAAGACGCAGGACATCTTCGGTCGCTCGTCCCTGAACGCCGCGCAGCCCTACTTCGGGCAGGCCACCAGCATGTCCGGCTTGACTGCCGCCGAGCCGCGCCTGCAGCAGGGCGCGGGCTACGTTGCCGGTAGCACTGGGCCTCTGGGCATTCAGATGGCGGAGCCTTATCTGGGGCAGGCCGCCCAAACGTCTGTGCAGAACATCGGCCAGTACATGAACCCGTACATGGATCAGGTCGTCGGCCGCATCGGCACGCTGGGCGCACGGACGCTGCAGGAACAGCTCCTCCCGGCCATCAGCGACCAGATGATTGCCGCCGGTCAGTTCGGCGGCACGCGGCAGGCCGAGATGACTGGTCGCGCCATTCGCGACACGATGGAGGGCATCTCGGCGCAGCAGGCGCAGGCTCTGCAGCAGGGCTACGGTCAGGCGCAGGGCGCGGCGCAGGCCGACTTGGCGCGTCAGGCGCAACTGGCGCAGACGGCCGGTGGCTTGGGCGGCGCGCAGCAGCAGGCGCTGCTCAGCGCGGGTCGCGGCTTGGCCGACATCGGTCAGACATATGGCGCGCTCACGCAGGCGCAGCAGCAGTTGCTGGCCGACGTTGGCAAGAGCACGGGCGCTCTGTACGGTCAGGACACGCAGGCGCAGCTCAGCGCGGCCAACCAGCTTGCCAACATGGCGCGGCAGCGTCAGGAACAAGAGCTGACGGGCGCAGGCGCACTCGGTCAGATCGGCGCGCAGCAGCAGGCTCTGGCGCAGCGCAACCTCGACATCGCCCGCTCTGACTTCCTCGAACGGCAGGCTTACCCGCAGCAGCAGCTCGACGCGATGACCAAGACGATGCAGGGCGTGGCACCCGGCGTGGGGACGGCCACGCGGGAGTACGGCATCCAGCCGGCTGCCGCCCAGCCGTTGGCACCCTCGACGGCGGCGCAAGTTGGAAGCGTGCTCACAGGCGGGGCGGCACTCATCAAAGAAATTGCTAAGCCTTAAAGATTTAGGCGGAGAACGGTATGAGCATATTTGGCCTTGGTCCCCTTCCTAAAGAGACGCCGGAAGCGCCTGCAGCCCCAGCGCTGGGCGACTACGGCGACCTTGCGGCTCGCATCCAGAAGCAGAGCGAGGCCCGGCGGGCGTACTTCGATCAGTTGACGGAGCAACTGAAGGCCCGGCGCTACGGCCCGTCGGCCTCTGAGCGTCTGTTCGCCATATCTGCTGCCCTCGCCCAGCCAACCCGCACGCCGGGCTTCGGCGGTATGTTGGCCAACGTCACGCCCGTCTTCGAACAGTACGCGAAGGACAAGCGCGCCGCCGAAACGGCACGCGCCTCCGACATGGAGAAGCTGGGTCTGGCGCGCCTGAACATGGGTGACGACGAGGTTAAGACCGCGCTGGAATTGCAGCGACTTCGGGCGCAGTATGCCAAACCGAAGCCGCGCCGCACCGCACTCAGCGCATTCGACGGCCGCGTTTACGACCTCGATACTGGCGAGGTTATTACGCCTGCCACAGCCGGTGAGCCGTCTCCTGAAGCTGTTGCGTTTCTCAAGGCCAACCCGGCCACTGCCGCTGCGTTTGACGCTAAATACGGCCCGAACGTCGCCGCTCGTTACCTCGGAGGTAAGTGATGGCAAACCCCTACGACCGCTTCGACCGGCCCCGGCCAACACCTACGTTGCGCGAACAGACTTCGCTTGCTGATCTGAAAAAGACATATGCAGACATCGACGCCGAGCGCCGCCGGCTTGCCATGGATCAAGCGCGTCTCAATCGACAGCTTGAGGCGCCGCTGCCCGAGGCTCCCAAGCCCGCAGCGCAGAAGACGCGCGAAGCGATGATGCTGAAACGCGGCGAGGTGATCGGCACGAAGGCCGCCGAGCAAGAGTTCGCGCTGCCCAAGATTGAGCAGAGCGTTTCCCGCGCGTTCCAGTCGGCGCAAGAGTTGCTGCAGAACCCCGGCTTCGAGGCGGCTACAGGCATGCCTAACCCGTTCAAAGGAGGCTTCGGCATCGGGAACATCCCCGGCACGCCGGCTGGCGACTACGCAACCGCGCTAAAGGGCGCGATGTCTGAAGCCTTCACGCCGGCCTTTGAAGCGCTCAAGGGCGCGGGCGCGATCTCGGAGTTTGAAAGTAAGTCTGCGCTTGCTGGACTGGCTAACCTTGGCACCGGCATGAGCGAGGCGCAGTTCAAGCGCGAACTGCAGAAGTACGTTAATAAGCTGGCGACCGGCCTCGACGTTGCGCGCAAGCAGGCGGGCATGGGCGGGAGCCCCTTCACCTACGAAGACCTGATGCGTGAAAAACGCCGCAGGGCAGAGATGAAAGGGCCGCGCTAATGGCCGAGCCGCTTCGCGTCAACATCCCAAACCCACGTCGCGTAGAAGAGTTGCGCGACGAGGAACTTGATTATCTCGTCGGCGAGTATGGCAAGACCGACGCGCAGACCGGGCAGCTCTCGGACGAAGAGCTGGACGAGCTGCTAATGCCTTACACGCGATCCGGCGCTGAAGCGCCTGAGATCGTGGTTACGGCACCGCGCATCGAGCAGCCTGCGCCTGACCTCACGGCCGGCGAGATGGTGGCGGGCGGCGCGCGTGAGATGGCGGGCGGCGCTCTGTTTGAGTTCGCCGACGAGGCGGAGGCGGCTGCCCGCGCTCCCTTCTCCGACAAGAGCTATGACGAAATTCTGCGCGACATCCGCCAAAGCCGGGCGCGTTTCGCCGAGGCTGAGCCGGGTGCCGCGATGGCGCTGAACGTGGCCGGCGGCATCGCGCCCATGTTCATCCCCGGCGTGGGGCTGCTGGGCAAGACCGCGCAGGCCGCAACGGGCATCAGCAAGCTGGCGTCACCGCTGGCGCGCACCATGGCCACCGGCTCCGCGCAGGGCGCTCTTGCGGGTGTTGGTGCTGGCGAAGATGCGGAAGAGCGCGCCACCATGGGCCTCGCAGGCGCAGGCCTCGGCGGCGTGCTGGGCGGCGCTGTGTTCGGCGCGGGACGCGGCGCGCAGTTCGCGCGTGACGCCTACCGCGCTCGTGGCGGCGGTGACGAGGCCCGCGCGGCTGAGACGGCTGCCGACATCTTGGCCGGCCGTATTGAGGGGGCTCCGGCCGATCTACGCACGCGCCTTGACCTTGAACGCCGGTACGGTGTGCCCACCACGCTGGCCACCGCGTCGCCTGAACTGGCCACGCTGACCGAGACCGTCATGCGCGAGCCGTCGGCGTCGCGCGCTGCGCTCGCCACCACTCTTGCTGAGCAGCAGGCTGGCGCACCGCGCCGCGTCCAGACGCAGATCGACATGGCGTTTCCGGGCACGCCGGACTACTTCGCAACGGTTGATCAGGTGCAGGACACGCTACGGCGGAACGCCATCACGGCGTATGACGCAGCCTATGCGGCAGCGCCGGAGATCCGCGATCAGCGGCTGCGGCAGGTGTTGAACAACCCACGCATTCAGTCCGCGTATCAAGATGCCCTAATGATGTCCGAGGATGAGATGGCTGCGGCGGCCTTGCGCGGGGAAGACCCGTCCAAGTTTGCAATGAAAAAGTTCATGGACCCCGTTATAAACGAGCAGGGTGAACTGTCCGGTCTCACGTTGAGCAACACAACAGTGCCTGATCTTCGCTCGCTAGATACGGTGAAGAAGGCTTTGGATGCCCGTATCACGGCACTGTACGCCTCTGGTCAAGGCGGAACGGCGAACTCGTTGAAGGAGCTGCGCAACGCCTTTGTGGACCGCCTTGACCAAGTGGGGCCAAACGAATATCGCGTCGCACGCGCGCAGTTCAAGGGCGACATCGAGATTAAGCAGGCCCTTGAAGAGGGTCTTGCTAGCAACAAGCTGCGCTGGCAGCAAGTCAGCAAGCTGGCGCGCGAGTACTCGCCGGGCGAGCTGCAGGCGTTCAAGACGGGCCTCGTGCAGAGCCTGATGAAGCGCTTTGAGGACACGTCGCGCAAGCGCAACTTCGCCGACGAGATCATCAACACGCCAAACCTTCGCAAGTCGCTGCAGGCCGTCACCGATCCGGGCGAGTTCACCGTGCTGGACGCCGCGCTTAAGCGCGAGGCTGATCTGTTCAGGGACACTGGCCGCGTCACGGGCGGTAGCCAGACCTTTGGGCGCGCGGCGGAAAAGCAGGCAATTGAGGAGCGCATCGCGCAGGGCGACGTTCCTGCTGCGGTTGACTTGATCCTCAACCCTACGCCGGGCAACATCTTCCGCCGCGCCATGCAGGCGACCGCCAATATGCGGAACGCCAACGTGTCGCGCGCCACGTTCAACCAGCTCGCCAAGATGCTCAGCGCCGGCTCTCCGCAGGAGATCGACGAGGTGCTGACTGCCCTTGAGCGTGCCGCGCCTGTTCGCGCGGCCCGTGAGGCAGCGTTTGAGCGCGGCGCAACCCGCGCCGGCACGGCGGCCGCCCGCACCATCGCGCCGTCGCCCGAGCTGGAGAAGGAAGAGCTTGAAGACCCCGGCGAGCTTGTCATCCCTGACCTCGGCCTGAGCGGCCTGTCCACCATGCCCGGAGCTCCTCGGTAATGCGCTCCACCGACTTCCCCTTCGCCGTCATGCCGCAGCGCCTGCAGCGCGGCGGTCGCCCAGACTACAGCGCGCCCAGCACAGCGCTTGCGGCTGTCCGGGCTGGCGATGATCAGCAGTTTGGCGGGATCAGCGCTCGGGATACGTCGGTGCGCGATCAGATCAAGGACAAGCTGGCGGTCATAGTCGGCCGGCGCAACGCCGACAAGCTGCTGGGCGTCGGAGAACTCCTCGGCGCTGACGCACCGCTCATGCTCGACGAGGCGCGGCTCGCCTACCGCGAAGGGCGTCCGGGCGAAGCGGCGGCCACCGCAGCACTGGCGGCGTTGCCGCTTCCGGGCGCGGTCAAGAAGGGCGTTAAGACAGCAGCGAAGGGCGCAGCGAAAGTTGTGAAGGCTGCCGAAAAGTCACTGGCGGTTAATCCTACTAAGAAGGTTGCCGCGCCGCCGAAGCAACTCGCGCTGCCCGCGCCGCCGAAGCAACTCGCGCTGCCCGCGCCGGGGCCGGGGCTGCCCAAGTTCGCAGCCAAGCCGCGCGGCGGCCAGTTCTGGGCAGACAAGAACATCGGTGCCATGAGGCAATCTGATCTTGGTGTTACGATTACAAAAATACCTGACACCGACACTTGGGCTGTAGGTGGGGACGGAAGATTAAAACTTTTTGGTAACGAGGATGAGGCGCGCGCCTACGTTAATCGCGTTGTAAGTGAGGCCAATCCTAACAAATCGCCGGAAAGGGCAGCACGGAGGATTGCAGACGATGTCTTGCGTCTTGTTCCGGACGCGCAGGGCCCGCTTTCCCAACTTCAAAACTGGTTCAACAAAGCAGCTCCGAAATACATCAAGAGCGATTTCGGGACGCCTGAAGACCCTATGCGTGCGCTTGCTGAAAGCGGGTCTCTTCACGTCGGGCTCAGTCCAGACGAGTGGTCTGAGGCTGCTAAACGGGTTCTCGACCAGCGGCCGATTGGGGACGCAATTGGCCTCAATGCTCTATTCGTTCCGAAAGGCGCTTTTCCGGGCGCTGGGGACGATTACCGTGCGAACGTATTGCTCAACATGCCGTGGCTCCAAAAGGCTCCGGTAACTGATAATCTATACGGCATCAGAAACACGAAAACCTTGCAAGAGTATATGGGGATGGGCCATCTCTTGGACGAGATGAAGAACGCCCTCGATCCGCGTAGTGGACTGCCTCCAGAGCTGTTGCTGCGCCCAGAAAGTCTCGACCGCATGAGCCTTCCGGCTGCCGCTGAGCGCGTCGGCAGGATCAACCAGTTCCGCGTCAAGGAGATGGAGCGCGCCGCGTTGGGCAACCTCGACAGCCCGGCCGTGCGGACGTTCAAGGAGTATCCCGAGAACAACCCGATGGGGCTGCGCTGGACGGAGCTGCGGGCACCGGAAGGCACGATTAACCCAAACAGGGCAGCTCTTGCCGAAAATAGTGACGATTGGCTTGACCCCGGTTACACCGCACTCCGCGACGCGCTCAAGTACGAGGGTGACACGATGGGCCACTGCGTTGGCGGCTACTGTGACGATGTCATGGGAGGTCGGTCTCGCATCTTCTCGCTGCGTGACGCCAAGGGCGAGCCGCACGTGACGATTGAGACAAGTCCAACTACGCGCGCCTTCACCCGCGAAGACCGTGACGCGATCTTTGAACAGGCAAGACGGGAGATCGAGGCGCTTGATATTGGTGATCCGCAGACAGAGCATATGCGAATTATTGATAGACAAGCCGAATTGGCGGACGCGCTTCGCGCTGAGCGTGCGGCCACTCCTTCGCCAGACGACATCGTCCAGATCAAGGGCAAGCAGAACCGCGCGCCGAAGGACGACTACCTGCCCTTCGTGCAGGACTTCGTGAAGAGCGGCCAGTGGGGCAACGTCGGTGATCTTCGCAACGCTCGCTTGGTCAAGCTGCCGGACGGGCGGTACATCACGCAGCAGCAAGCGGAGGAGGGTATACGGGCGATGCCCGGCATCGGTGTATACAGCTACGAGGCGCTTCAGGACTTGTCGCCCGAAGAGTGGGCCGCCAATAGCATAGCCTTCGAGGGCTACGCCGTCGGCGGCCGCGTGTCCGCAGATCGCTGCTTCAGCCGCAACCCGATGTCTGTTAAGAAGGCGCAGGGCGGGTTCGCCGTGCGCTAACGTCCATCACAGCTTCGCCCTCTCAATGATCCGCTGGCCGAAGAAGACGATCTTCTCGCCGTCGTAGACCGCGCTGTCCTGACCCGGCTTGCCCCGGCCCTGCCGCAGCGCCGCGACGCGCCACGTCGCCTTGAAGGCGTTGACCACGTCGTACTCCATGCGGAGCGCCTCGATGATGTCGTTGCACTCGGCCGTGTACGGCTCGCCGCCGGACGTGGGCCGCTCGACGCGCACCTTGTAGTAGTCGCTGCTGCCGCCGGTCAGCTCAGCCACGGGCGGCTCGTGCGACTGGAAGCAGGCCAGCACGCTGGGCAGCGTCCGGTGATCCTCGCCGCATGTCGAACAGGTGTAGTTCATTTCTTCCTCCGCTTCATCGCTTCCAGTATAACCTCCTGCACGCTCTTTTTCGACGTGAGGCGATCCATGACGAGATCATCGACCGTGTCGCGGGCGAGGATCGGGTAGACGAGTACCGGCCGGTCGTACCCGGCCTGCTTCTGGCGCATGGGGCCGATGCGCTCGATGATCTGCATGTGCTCTTCCAAATTCCAGTTCACCCCGTAGAAGGCGAGGATGTTGCCGCCGTCCGCGAGGTTCAGACCATGGCCTGCCGATGCAGGGTGAGCGAATAGTAGCTCAATTTGCCCCCGGTTCCACTGCCGGATCGTATCAGGGTCAGCGTCCAGCACCCGGCCTTTAGGGTAGCGCTTGCGTAGCCGGGCCAAGTCGTGCTTGAAATTGTAGGCCACCAAGACGGGCGCGCCGTTGGCCTCCTCAATGACGCTGTCCAGCGCCTCCAGCTTGGCATCGTGCACCGCCTCCCAACTGCCGTACTCATCGGTGTAGAGCGCCCCGTTGGCAAGCTGCAGGCACTTCTGCGTCCGCACCGCCGCGTTGGCTGCCTCCACACCCTCCGCGCCGATGGCGGTGTACATCTCCTCCTCCATCTCAGCGTAGGCGCGCCGCGCTGCAGGCGGCAGGTCCACGTAGAGCGGCGTGGTGATGGGCTCATCGACCGGCAGGCCGCGCACGGTCAGGCAGATGTCCTTCAGCCGTTCCTGCACCTCTGCCTGCGTGTGCTCGTAGGGCACGAGGCTGAAGCCGTCGTAGCCCTTGCGGAACCAGCGCTCGCTGAAGGCGCTGAACGTGTGGCCCAGCCGCAGGCCCTTGTCCAAAAACCACGTCTGACCCCACAGGTCCTTCACGCCATTGGGCGCAGGGGTGCCTGTCAGGCCGATGAAGCGCGTGACGTGCGTGTGGGCCACCTGACCCAGCGCACGCGCCCGTGAGCCACCCTGACGCAGCCTGAAGGACTTCAGGCGGGTGAACTCATCGGCGATGACCGTTTTGAACGGCCACGCCTCGCCCAGCGTCTCTCGGAGCCACACAAGGTTGTCGTAGTTCGTTGTGTAGATGTCGGCCGGCGTGTCCAGCGCCGCCTGCCGCTGCTTAGGCGTGCCGGTGATGACCGACACGCGCAGGTGCGACAGGTGCGGCCACTTCTTGACCTCGTCCGGCCACGTCGAGCGCGCGACGCGCAGCGGTGCCAGCACCAGCACCGGGTACACGTCCTCGACTACGGAGAGCGCCTCCAGCGCCGTCAGGGTGGTGACGGTCTTGCCGCCGCCCATGGGCATCCACAGGGCGGCCCTGCGCTCCTTGTACAGGTGCGCGAGGGCCTCCTTCTGGTAGTCGTGCGGCTTGAAGGTCACCACTTCCTCGGCGTAGGGTCTTTCTCCCACGACCACTTCTCCATTGCGCCAAGCTGCTCCCATGGCAGGCGAGGCAACACGGTGCCATCCACGCGCGGGTAATAGTTCGGCTTACGGCGGACATCTTCTTCGTAGGCAATCTGGCCGGGGGTCATCGCGTGTCTCCTTTGTTGCTGATTAAAAAGGAAAATCGGCTTCGCCGTCGTAAGACGGAAGTGCGCGAGCGGCGGCACGAGCCTTAGCGCGAATGGCGCAATCGGCTTCCCAAGCAGCGCGACCCAGAGGCTCAACGCCATCGTAAGCGCACTCGTCGAGATAATCGTAATAGGCTTCGCCCTTGTTAAACTCAGCCGTGTCGCCGTAAGCCTCGCGAACGTAATCGTAACGGGCGTTAAACTCGTATTCGGCGTCTTCGTTGCGATAATCGAACATTTGGGTAACTCCTGTTTGCGTTGCTGATATGCAGTATGTGGCACATGCAATCAGGCATTGCAACCCCCCTCCCGAACTTTTTTCACGATCTCGTCGATCTCCTCAATCGACCGGGCGATGAAGACCGGCACGCCGTTGCCGCGCATGCGCTCGATCTCGCGCTGCTGGTGGCCGCTGAGACGGTCGCCGTCCGCCTTGATCTCGATGAAGGCGGCGCGCGGCCAGTCCCACCACACAAAGCAGTCAGGGCAGCCCCTGCGGCCTTCCCAGCGCGTTTTGCGATAGTGACCGCCGCTCTTCTGCACGACGCGCTTCAGGTGGTCCTGCAGGCGTCCGGCGGGCGTCACGGCCGCCGCCCCGCTGACCAGTTAGCAGATATGCGAACTTCGTTGTTAGGCACGCACCAAATCTCGCCGGATGTGTTCAGAGCCACAACCCACAGCAGGTTGTGCTCCATGCCGTAGTCAATCACGGCGATGGCCAGACCGTCGCCCTTGCTCGTCGTCATTGGGATCGAGGGGGCGAGTTGGGTGAACATGTCAGTCCTTGCGGTAGCGATACGCCTCGAAGCCGGCGGCGGCAAGCGGCAGGCCGGCCGACCAACTCGGATTGGTCGCCATGAGCGCGGCCAGCCCCTCGCTGCTGTACGCCGGCTCGTCCGGCGTCTCGCAGACCAGCTCGTCGTGCACGCGAATGCAGACGCGGTAGCCCGCCTCCTCGGCGCGCAGCATGCCAGTCATGAACACGTCGCGGGCAATGGCCTGCACGGCGTTCTCGGTCAGCTTCCCGCCGTAGGTGTCGAGGCGCTCCCACTTGCGCGTATACTGATTGATGCCCTCGTAGGACAGGCTGCTGCTGTCGGACACCTGCGGGTGCGGGTAGCACAGGTAGCGGCCGCTCGGCAGCTTCATCCGCAGCCACGCGATGCCCTGCCCATCGGCCTTCACGTCGAACGTGATCAGGTCGCGCACGGCGAAGCTCTCGCCCAGATTGTTGATGGCTGACCGCGCGGCCGCCTCCATGTCGTACCACAGGTTGCGCGTGCGCGGGTGGGCCTTGCGCCACGCTGTCACGAT